AATGCGGAAGAACAACTTAAATTGATTAAAGAAGGAAAGCAATGAAGAAACTGTATAATATAACAAACATCTTCAATCTTTATTATGTAGACATCGATAAATGTAATAAAGAGTATAGCATAAAAACCTTTTCTAAAGAATGGTGGAAATTAATATGGAAATTAAAACCTAAATTCAGATTAAAAATTGAAACATATTAAAGCAATGAAGAAACTAGTATTATTAGCACTTACAGCCATTATTATGGTGGGGTGCGAAGAGAAAGGCTACAAAGGTGGTAATGTTGATGGTTTTGATATTATTATCGTTGATAGTTGTGAGTATATATTCAGCCCTTATGGTTATGGCGGAGTTATGGCTCACAAAGGCAACTGTAAATACTGTCAACAGCGCATGAGGCAGATGATGTGGGAGAAAAGGCACTCGGTAAAATGATATGGGAAGATATTGATGCTATCATGAACCGATAGACGTGCAACAAGGTAGAACTGGAAATCGATTACAATCCAGTGAAAGAATAAATAACAAATGGCGATAGTTGTTTGTGTAGTGTAGTATGTGCGAGCCGATTGCGTAGTGATACGTGGTCGGCTCTTTTTTTGGAAAAAATAAACGAAAAAACATTGCAGATATAAAGAAATTCCGTATCTTTGTACCGAAAACGTTTAAAATCAATCTATTGGAGATTATGGATGGCAAAGAAACGAACGGCAACGGAGGTACACCACTGCGGAGAATGTCAGTACGCAGTGCCAGTCCTGCGTTTCCATACTCTATCCATCAAGGGCGAGCCAACGATGGCGGAATGTCCTTACGTGAATGACCGTTGCGTGTTACTGTCAGAGATGGCGTGCGATAGGTTCACGCAGACGGGCGAAAAGGTACACGCCTTATAAAGTACCCACAAGCGGAAAGAAAACGCAGCAGGCGGCAATTTTAACGAAAATAACACTATGGAAGAAATCAAGAAAGCGAAACTGAAAGACCTTATCCAAGATGATAGGAATCTGAACAAGGGCACGGAGCGAGGGCAGGAGTTAATCGAGAAATCCCTGCGTGAGTTCGGTGCTGGCCGTTCCCTGCTACTGGATAAAAACAACCGTATCATCGCAGGCAACAAGACGCACAAGAATGCGGAGGCACTTGGCATGGATGATGTTATCATCGTGGAGACGGACGGGACGAAACTGGTAGCCGTAAAACGTACCGATGTGGACTTAGACACAAAGAAAGGACGGGAGATGGCACTGGCGGATAATGCCACGGTCAAGGCAGACCTCGACTGGGATACGGATATGATGAAAGACGTTGGAGGGGATTTCGGAATCGACATGAACGACTGGGATGTCGAGATAGTCGAGGAAATAGAGAAAGAAAAGGAAAATGCAAAAGCGCAGGTAAAATTCACGGAAGTACTCGGAGAGGAACACAATTACATTGTGCTTTATTGCGATGATGAAGTGGTGATGACTTGTCGTATATCGAGTATTACTATTACAAGAATGGATTTGCGTATAACCGACAGAAAGTGGAGGCAGAAGACTTCCTCGCATTTATAGAAAAGTATTGATTAAGGGAGTATGAGCGAAAGGGGATGGAGTAATGGCAAACGAAGAGAATTTAATTCCGTTTCAAGATAGAACCGAGAAAGAACGGAGAGAGCTTGCGAAGAAAGCAGGCAAGGCATCGGTGGAGGCGAGAAGAAAGAAAAGGACGCTGCGTGAGATGGTACGTGCATTCGGAGAGTTACAAGTCGAGGGAAAGGCGGCTCATGCGATGGAGGAACTCGGAATCGAAAGGGAAATGCAAAACCGTTTCATGCAGGGCGTTGTTTCTTTATTCAATAAGGCGAATAAGGGCGACGTGTCGGCGTTTAACGCCATCCGTGACATCATAGGCGAGAAACCAGTGGACGAAACGAAACTGACTGGAGCACTCGACACCAGTATTCAGATAGGATTCGTAGAAACGGGCATCGAGCCGGTGAGTAGCGAAAGCGAGGTAGATGCATGCTAAACGCATTTACGTGCGTTTTAAGCCGTTAAAATGGTCGGAGTAATAAAGTACACACAAAAGAAAATATAACGCAACAGACGGGAAATTCGGATAAAATAACTATGATGGCATACAAAGTGATTGCCCCGCTGTTTAGGGCGAATATAGATGAAGATTACCGCACATACGTGAATCAAGGCGGCACGTCAAGCGGTAAGACATACACTATCATGCAGGTGTTATTCTTCCATGCAATGTCCGAGAATGGCGTAATCATTACCGTGTGCGGTCAAGACCTGCCGAACTTGAAAGTGGGTGCGCTGCGTGATGCAAAGACCATCATCAACGGCAATAGCTGGCTGCGTCAGTGCTTTGTAGTGAACGAGAGCGGCTCGTTTATAAAATGCTTTAACGGCTCGGTCATCGAGTTCAAGAGTTATGAGAACGAGCAGGATGCCAAGAGCGGAAAACGTGATTATCTGTTCGTGAATGAGGCGAATGGCATCACGTATCAGATATACTGGCAACTGGCTATAAGAACCCGTAAAAAGGTGTACATCGATTACAACCCGTCTGCAAGGTTTTGGGCACATGATGAAGTTATCGGGCGTGACGGTGTGAAACTGATTATCAGCGACCATCGTGGCAACCCGTTTCTGTCTAAGGAGGAACACGACCGTATCGAGGGCATCAGCGACCCCGAACTGTGGAAAGTGTATGCCCGTGGGCTGACGGGGAAAATAACTGGCTTAGTGCTGACGAACTGGGACATCGTGGATGTGATGCCGACACCAGCAGAGCGGAAGATGACCGTTTACGGCTTGGACTTTGGATTCACGAACGACCCAACGGCACTGGAGGAACTGGCACTCGCACACGGTGACCTTTATGTCGATGAAAGGATATACACCACGGGAATGACTAACCCCGACATTGCGGAAGAATGTAAGGCGCAGGGATTGGGGCGGCATGACCTTATCGTGGCTGACAGTGCCGAGCCTAAGAGCATCCAAGAGTTACGCAACCTCGGTCTGTGGGTGGTAGGTGCGGACAAGGGGAAAGACAGTATCGTGGTGGGTTTGGATATACTGCGAAGATACCGCCTGCATGTGACAAGGCGAAGCAGGGGGATAATAGACAACCTAAAGGCGTACCAGTGGAGGAAAGACCGTGACGGAAAGAGTACGAACATCCCCGAGGATGGCAACGACCACGGTATTGATGCCATCAGATATGCGGCACTGGCTAAGTTGAACATACGGAGAACGGGAACGACAAAGGGGTATCTGACATGAATATTAACACGACTTTCGATTACTGGCTACGGGTGGCGATACACACCGATTTTCAGATGGGCAAGTATTCACGCCCGTACAGTGTGGGAAAGGTAAAAACGCCCGAGACGTTGGACGGGATAACCATCGGGCAACTGATAGAACTGTCAACGCTAAAGGATGCGAACGACAGTTTTTACCGTGTATGTGAAATCCTGCTGAAGATGGAGCGCAAGGATGTGGCACGGGCAAGGGCAGTCGATGTGGTGATGTTCTGCGGCTGGGTAACGGGAGAGGTTGAGCGCATAAACAAGATATTTGACAATGCCAGTGCAAAGCCTACGGACACGGAGAAACGGGCAGGCATTGAGCGTCTGCGGTTCGGATTGTTCGGGATGCTTGACTGGTATGCCCTGCGGATGGGTTACCAAGACCAAGAGGACGTGAAGGACGTGCCGTGGATGCGTGTATATAAGTGCATGGACATGGATGTAAAACGAATACAATATCAAAAGAGATTGCAGGAGGTCATAAATGATGAGTATCGAAGAAAAAGTAAGAGCGGTATGCGCTGACGCTTTGCCCGAGTTCACGTATATCTTTGCCGACTGGTTTGATGCCAGCCGTATCGTGAGCAAATCCCCGTTGCCTGCGGTGGTAAACATATTACCAGTGAGCGGCACGATGGAGGTGAGGAACGGCAGGCGGTATGATGTGGAGAACGGTGCAATCGCCTTTGTGGATAAAGTGCCAAAGGATGCCACTGGCGAGGATAATGCAAAGGTGTACAACCGCATGAAAGATGCGGCATTTGTATTTCTGCGTGCGCTTAACAATAGCGGTTATTTTGAGCCAGTGAGCGAGGCGGTTGGGTTCAGTGTTATCTATGAGCAACTAACGAGCATCGTGACTGGTGTTATGCTTGACATTCAATTTAGGGAGTTGCCGCAATGTTAGACCCAGTGCAAGCAAAGACAATTGTTGCCGAGGAACTGGAGCGGCTGCGTGAGCGTATCATTGCGAATATGAGGGCGCAGAATGCCGTTGCCAGTGGCAGAACCATCAAGTCGTTACGGGTGGTGATGACCGCAGACGGTGGCGCACTGGTGTCCGACCAGCAGATGCCGTTCGGAGTACTGGAAACTGGTCGCAGAGGTGGGCGAATACCTTACGGCTTTTCTGCTATCATCTACCAATGGATGCAGGATAAGGGAGTGCATGCAACGGTCATCCCGTATAAAACGAACAGACCACATAAATACACGGAGCAGGAAAGAAGCGACCGCAGCATGGCATCTGCTATTGCGTACACCATCGCACGCAGTGGCTCACGGTTGTATCGGATGGGAGGACGTGACACGATTTACTCAAATGTGATACCCGAAACCGTGGAGAGAATCGAAAACCGTATAACCGGCATGATGTCGGCATACGTGGATGAGATGATACCGATTAATAACACAGAGATAGGAGGGAAGTAAATGCGGCAGAACACAACGAGCGGAGTGACGCTGAAATACCCCGATGGCGTGGGGTTTGCCTTCAATCCGTGCTTGCTGGTTGCCAGTAACACACAACGGATGGATATTACGGTCAGTGATGGCACGGACACGCTGGCGGTGACATACTACGGGTTCAACGGTGAGACGTATGCGGACATACGTGCCTATGTGCAGGCGTTATTCAAGGAAAAGGAGTTCGGGAATATATCCTACTCCACAACTGCGCAAAAGGTGGCAACGGGTAAGAACATATATATCAGCGTTACGGCTACGACCGTAGGCGGCACGGCTGTAGCGTTTTCGACGATTACGGTGTTCTATGTATGGGGGGCACTTAAAATCGGGGCGCAGGAGCGTTTTAACGGTTACCGACGTTTGACATACTTTGCGAACTACCCGTGGACGTTTGGCGTGTATGTGACTGGTGCTACGAGCATCAAGTTCGGGAGCAACGGGCGGTCTGTCACTGGCGAGGGAGTTTGGAATGTAGCACCAAACATCGCAGCAGGGGCGCAGACAGTCATTGTGTATGATAGTAACGGCACAGTGTCAAATATCACGTTTGACACGACATTCGATTTCACGTTCCATCTGACCGCAGGCACAAGGAATCAAGCCATAGCCACGATAACGGTAGATAGGGAGGCGAACGAGGG